ATAAATAATGAGTAATGTAATAACATTAGAAAGAACAAAAGATATTGCTAGACTTTTAGAAGCTCAGTACACAACAACGCTTGAATGGGATTTAGAAGACTTAAACATTGATGCCAATAAAATAAAGGATTACTATATTAAATATGGTACACTTCATATAACATACAAAGATGGTAGTACAGTTGAGCATGAGAGTAATGACTGCGGAGGGAGTACAGATTATAAATGGGCAGACAAAGAAACATTTTATAATGAAGACTTTGATGAAGTAGAGTTAGACATATGACACAGTACGATATCTTTCCTGTGTATGAGAAAGTTATACAGAAAGAACAGATTAAGCATGTTCATTCTAACAATGGCATACGAGAAACGAAATGGACTGATGGTACAGTAGAGCTGTACTCTTATGTTGATGATAAAATAATTCAAAAAAGAAGTTGACTTTAAGTAGCAACCCATGTTATAATAGAGGTATACATGATAGTTTTAAGTGATAAAGAAATAGTATTAACAAGAGAACAGTACATGAAAGTAGGTTCTGATTCTAATATTATGAATGATATGTATGAGATGAAACTCGGACATAATCTAAGGGTAATAGATAATGATTATGTATTATCTTTCTTAGACAGACAAACTTATGACATGTTTATGGGGTATATTTATGAACCATACTTGAGGGAAGTAACACTATGAATCATATAACTAACTACGTAGCCCTCACTATACCACTAGTTAGTACGTATCCTATACAGCATAGGGTTAGTAAGAGGTCTAACGATTCACTCAAAACCTCACACAGTTTAAACGACTTCAATATCAATAATAAAATAGGAGAAAAAAATGGCAATACTTGAAGGACAATGTGAATGGGCAGCAGTAAGAGTGCCCAACACAACATTTACACCAGAATATCAAATCACTTTAGTGCTTGATGATAAAACTGCAGACGATTTTACAGGTCGTGGTTTTAGAGTTAAGGATGTTGATGGTGTTAAAAAGATTATGTTCAAACGAAAAGTTGAACGTAAGGATGGTACTCCTAATGCAGTACCTAAACTATTGGACGCTAACAAAGAACCACTAGACATATCTGTCGGGAATGGTTCAAAGGTTAGAGTTCAATACCGAGAGTGGGAAACAACCAATCAGTTTGGAGACTTTAAAGGATTAGACCTTCAAGCAGTACAGGTTATTGACCTTGTTGAATACACAGGTTCTGATGGTAGCGAATTAGAATCTATAGACGATGATTTGGAGTTTTAATTATGACAGAAGAAGAAATTAAACCTAGTATAACAATAGATAATGTACCTATAAATGTGGAGGACTTACCAGAAGAAGGACAAGGAATCTTTGGTAGATTACAACGATTGAATCAGAAGAAAGCTAATACTATGCTTGACTTGGAAGAGTTACAAGCAGGTATAAACTTTTTCTCTAATAAGATTATAGAGATTGTTAATGCAGAAGGACAACAGAAAGTAACTGAAGTATCAGATGCTGATGTAGTTGATGAAGAACTATCGGAGTCTAACGACTCAGACTAGTGTGCCTAACAAGTTGCTAGACCTTGTAAAAACTAGCACAGTTTTAATAACGTGAGGAAATCAATATGGCTTTTGCAGAATATAAATTACCATGCCCTGAGTGTGGTGGTAGTGACCCAGTAGCAAAGAATACAGATGGTTCAGCTAAATGTTTTAGTTGTGACACCTACTTTCTTAACTACGAGGGAGCAACCAAGGGTAAGACAATGCCAACAAAGAAACAAGAAACAATAAAACCAATAGAGAATCCACATGGTGCAGATTACTCTGCTCTAACAGACCGAAGGATATCGGAAGCGACTGCTAAAAAGTATAGCGTCAAGTGTGTCCTTAGTTCTAATGGGGAAATCGTTCAGCATCTTTACCCTTACTTCAATAAGCATGAGCTTACTGCTACTAAGGTTAGATATGTTAGGGATAAAAACTTTTCTGTTATGGGTAGCTTTAATGGGACAGGTTTATTTGGAGAGCAGCTCTTTCAGAAAGGTAAGTACGTTACTATAACCGAAGGTGAGTGTGATGCGATGGCTTGCTATGAATTAATGGGTAGCAAGTGGGCATCAGTATCAATCAAGCGTGGCTCAAGTGGAGCAGTTAAAGATATTAAAGAAAGCTTAGAGTTCTTAGAAAGTTTTGATAATGTTGTTATCTGTTTTGATAGTGACAAGCAAGGTAAGGAAGCTGCAAAGAAAGTTGCAATGTTATTCCAACCTAGTAAAGCAAAGATTATGTCTTTACCTAATGGGTTTAAAGATGCTAATGATATGCTGCGTCAGAACAAACATAAAGAATTTGTTGAGGCTTGGTGGTCAGCTAAGACCTATACTCCTAGTGGAGTTATAAATGTATCAGAATCAAAAGGAGATTTCTTTAATCGAGAGAAGAAAGAAAGTGTTCCTTATCCTTGGAAAGGTTTGAATGATAAACTGTTTGGGATGAGACAGGGAGAGCTACTAACCTTAACAGGTGGTACAGGACTAGGTAAGTCTTCAGTAACGAGAGAGCTTGAGCATTGGTTGATTAAAGAAACTACAGGTAACGTAGGTATCATAGCTCTTGAAGAAGATTGGAGAAGGACTGTTGATGGTATCTTATCCATCGAAGCTAACGCTAGACTATACATTGACCAAGAGCGAGATCAATTCTCACCAGAAGAGATTGACAAATTCTTTGACATCCTGTATGATGGGGAGAATAAGAATAGAGTATGGGTTCATGCTCACTTCGGAACGAATAGTATAGATGAAATATTTAATAAGATTAGGTTCATGATTATAGCATGTGATTGTCAATGGATAGTAGTAGACCACTTACATATGTTAGTGTCTTCATTATCTGAAGGGGACGAGAGAAGGTCTATAGATAATATCATGACCAGACTTAGAAGTATTGTAGAAGAAACTAATGTTGGTATGATATTAGTATCTCACTTACGTAGGGTAGATGGTAATAAAGGACACGAGAACGGAGTGGAGGTTAGTCTTTCACACTTAAGAGGTTCACAAAGTATCGCACAGTTAAGCGATTGTGTTATTGCACTTGAACGTAATCAACAATCAGAGGATGAAGAAGAATCTAATACGACCCGAGTGAGAGTATTAAAGTCTAGGTACACAGGTGATGTGGGTCTTGCATCTCACTTACGTTACGATAGAGAAACCGGCAGGCTAAGGGAAGTACCTAAAGAACAGTTTGAAGAAGATGATAATGAACTCTTGGAGTTATAAATGACAACAATAATATTAAAGGATGGAGAAAAAGAAATTGTAGATTATCTAAGTAAAGGCAGATATGATAGAGCAAGAAGTAGGAATGCAGAAACTTTACCGCTTAATCATACCAATGATAAATACTTTTCTGATCGAACAGGATTATTTGCAGAGTTAGCATTGGCTAAACTAACAAACGTATATCCTAGTCAAGTGTTTTCCCCAGTATGTAAAACTAAGGATAGTGGTAGTGATGTTGGGGATATACAATATAAGGGTTGGAGCATAGATGTAAAGTCAACTATTCATAATAATGGTGTGCTTTGGATTAACAAGATCAATAATAATATTAATTTGTATTCATTTTTTGTAGTGACAGAAAATAAAGAAACTGTAACCTGTGAACTTAAAGGGGTTATAACAGGTAAGGAGTTACATGCTAAACCTAAAAGACCAAGACAACCACAGTTTAAGTTTCCTTGTATTTATGCAGAGCAAGATGAATTAATATCATGGGAGGAATTTAAAAATAATGGACATAGTATTTGACATAGAGACAGACGACCTTAAGGCTACCAAGATACATTGTATTGTAGCACAGGACGCTGACTCCAAAGAGACATTCAAGTTTCCTCCTGATAAATTAGAGGAAGGATATAAGTTTCTTGAGAAAGCTGATAGACTTATTGGACATAATATTATAGGGTTTGATATCCCTGTATTAGAAAGGCTAGGCGGTATAAAGTTATCTCATAAACCTGTTGTTGATACTCTTGTTATGTCAAGACTATTCAATCCTGTACGTGAAGGAGGACACAGCTTAGAGAAGTGGGGTTTTCGTTTAGGTTTTAAGAAGATAGAGTTTGATGATTACTTAAACTATTCTAAGGATATGTTAGACTATTGTGTACGTGATGTGCATCTCAATACAGTTTTGTTTCATCACTTACGTAAAGAAGGAGCAGGTTTTAATAAGGAATGTGTTGCACTTGAGCAGACTGTTGCAGATATAATAAAGAAACAAGAGGACACAGGATTCCAATTTGATTTGCAGAAAGGGGAATTACTTTTAGCAGAGTTACGAGAGAAGATGCAACAAGCAGAGGATGAAGTTCATAAAGAATTTAAACCTAAGTTAGTTGACATCAGACAAGTAAATCCTAAACTTAAGAAGGATGGAACATTATCTAAGTCAGGATTAACCCCTGAAGAGTACGAAGAAAGATTACCTACAAATAATATTAAACCTTTTATGCGTAGGAAACTTCAAGACTTTAATCTTGGTTCACGTAAACAAGTTGGTGAGTACTTGATAGAGTTTGGTTGGAAGCCTAAGAAGTTTACTCCTACTGGTCAGCCGATAGTAGATGAGACTACACTTGGTAAGATAGATAAGATACCCCAAGCAAAGCTCATAGCTTCATACTTTCTTTATCAGAAGCGTATTGCTCAGGTTGATTCTTGGATCAAAGCTTTAGACGAAGACAATAGAGTACATGGGTTTGTAATTCCTAACGGAACAATTACAGGTCGCATGTCTCATAGGAGTCCTAACATGGCTCAAGTTCCTAACATACACAGTCCATATGGGAATGAATGTAGGTCTTGTTGGATTGTTAAGGATGGATATAAATTAGTAGGTATAGATGCAAGTGGACTAGAACTTAGGATGCTTGCACACTACATGCAAAACGAGGAGTATGTAAATGAAATCATTAACGGAGATATACACACCGCTAATCAAAAAGCTGCAGGACTTGAATCAAGAGATCAGGCGAAGACATTCATCTATGCACTTATATACGGAGCAGGAGATGCAAAGCTTGGGTCTGTGGTTGGAGGAAACAGAGAGAGTGGTAAGCGACTTAGAGAACAATTTCTTAATAATAATCCATCATTTAAATCTCTTAGAGATAAAGTACAAAGAGCGTCAGGCAAGCATTGGCTCAAAGGAATAGATGGACGCAAGCTTTTAATTCGCACACAGCACGCTGCCCTCAACACATTATTACAAGGTGGAGGTGCTATCGTTATGAAACGTGGACTTGCTATGTTAGATTCTTTGATACGTTTAAACACCTTCGATGCTAAGTTTGTAGCTAACATCCATGACGAATGGCAGATGGAAGTACGAGAAGATATAGCAGAGAACGTAGGTGCGTTAGCTGTTGAATGTATTATCAAAGCAGGGGAACATTATAACCTTCGCTGTCCTATGGATGGTGAATACAAAATAGGAGACAACTGGAGTGAAACACATTAACATACCTAGTGGATACATCAAACGTAACAGCTCTACCATACCCTTTGGTTATGAAAAAAGTAATATAGTAGGTTACTTTAAACCTATCCCTAATAAATTAAAAGTATTATATGTTGGAAAAGAGTGGTTTAAAACAGGAGCTTCTTATGGTGAAGTTCAAATTTTTTTAAAAGAAAACACTAACGATACTTTAAGCAGAGTGGGTCTACAAAAAAACTTTACTAAAGGTAATTTTGTATCTAATTTATATGATGTAGATATTAACAAATTAAAAAGAAACTGTACAATATGTGATAGAATATATTTTATTTCTCCTATTGGAACAAAAGTAGGAGGAACAGGACAACGTAAATATTGTACTAAAAGATGCACACAAACACAAAGAAGCAGACACAAAAAAGTCGTATATATGTTAAAAAACTTTAATAAAAAATCAAAAGGTTTTGTGTATTGTATAACTAATCCTTCTTTTGAAGGGTGGGTAAAGGTGGGTAAAGCTGTTCATGTTGAACGTAGAGTATCAGCGTATAATGTAAGTAGTCCTTACAGAAATTATAAAATAAAATATTTTAGGGAATTTGATAATTGTTCTAGAGCAGAATATTTTTTATTAAATAAATTAGGAAGTATAAGTGATGAACAATCTGGTGAGTGGTTTAAAATAGATGTAGACAAAACAATAGATGTAATTAAAAATCATGAAGATGTAAATATTACTAAAGAAAATGTTGCTACTTTTATGACACCTAAAACTAAGTTCATTTCAAATTTACAAAGAGTAATTTATATTTAGGAGAAACTTATGAAACATATTAAATATTGTTATAGTTGTAAACAAACAAAAGCAACTGAAGATTTTTATAAAAATAAAGCAGCAACTGATGGTTTAGATAGTGCCTGTAAAGATTGTCAAAAAGAAAGAAATGTATTTTTAAATGCTAAATCAAATCCTAAATCAAATCCTGCAAGAATGTATGTGAATGGTAAGTATGTATCTAAGTCTCATCCTTTATTTAAAGCAGGAAGGTTTAAAACTTTTGAAGGTGCAGCCTTTTCTTCTTTAAAAGGTTACAATAAAACAACAGAAGGATATGTTTATATTATTAATAATCCCTGTTGGAATGGTTGGATTAAAGTTGGTATGGCTATTGAT